ACCTAAAATATCATTTTCTAATACATTTATGTTTTCATCCATAGAAGTTTCTATAAAAATAGCAGAGCTCCCATCTGTAATTGTTAATGTATTTGAATTAAGATTGTTTTTTATCACTTCGCCATTCTTTACTATATCTATAACGAAATCAGAGCCTGAACACGGAGTTGCTAACTTTCCCTTAATTTGAGTCACTGTTCCCGAAAATCCTATAAAATGTTCTTGTAAGTTTTCAGAAACATAAGGGTATTTAGAAAAGTAAGGGTAAATATCAAAATCGTAAGTGTTTGGCGCGCTAATAACTCCATTTACTGATAGATTCCCGCCAACATTAACTTCGCCCTCAAATGGGTTCAATAATAAATTTGCACCCGAAGCAGATTGTAAAATCGTATTTCCGTCTTGTACTCCGATAAAACCAAGAGCATCTCCAGATGATGTGTCTGTCGACGCTTTAATTATTAATGTTTGATTGAAAATAGCAGAAGTACCTACAGTAAGAGTATCTCCGCCAGTTGACTTTCCTAATAAGACATCTATATAAGCATTTTTAAATCTTAATGCAGAACTTCCTAAATTATATTTAGAAGTTGTTGTAGGTAATAATGTACCCGTAATTCGAGTAATATGAGATTCTAAACTGCCTAAATATGAATTTGAGTTCACAAATAAAGAATTATTTATCGTAACAGTATTTCCGAAAATTTGAGCACCCAATATAGAAAAACTACCGTCGCTCAATATATTACCATTTTCATCTATTGTAATCCCTGCATTTAGTCCCGGCCCCGACCCAGTATAACCATAACCTGTTAAATTTTTACCAATTTTGATTGATTTGAATTGAAATACATCATCGTGATATATTTTTGTATCAGAAATAGATCCCGAAGGTACATCAGAAGATGTCAAAACTGAAGCTTTAAGAGTTCCATTGTCGTTGATGAAAACACTTAATCTATCAGCAAGAGTCCAGCCCGAAGGCTGATTCTTTCCTGCTACTTCTAAACCTAAAGAGTTCTGAATTGCAGTAATAGAATCTTGAGCGTTATTCATATCTGAAGCTCTTACATCTGAGACGTTATCCTCTTTTGTTGAAAAAGAATCATAACTTGATGGATATGTTGTCGTCATTTATTCGTCTCCTTATATCGTGTTTGCATATACTAATTGTCGGCAATCTTCAATGAATCCCTCATTTAAGCTTCCCGTATCGTATGCATAAATTTTATTTGTTGCATCTCTTAAGTGAATATATGCTAAAGGCACCGCCCCTACCGGAGTTGATGGCTTTGCACCACCCCCGATATTATAAACACCTTGAGTTAATCCAATTTCATAGCTATCTAAATATCTTGTATTTTTTGTTTGCTGATATATGTTTCTATTTGCGTCTATAAAATCTATTGCAAAGGGATAAGCTTCCTCTACTAATCTTTCAATCCATAATAAATCTATTCTTGTAATATTTAGCCCGCCCCCTTGATCTGTTGGGATGTCAGAAATAACATATTCATAAGCTGAAGGTAATTCGATTCTCTCCCAATTATAATAACCTACGCCCCCACTTACTTGAACAGTAAGAGAAGCGTATACTTGAGGCAATACTTGTAATGAAGAAGCTCCATAATTCGTACTTCCTAAAACAAATTGAGTCTTATTACTATGAAAATCTTTTAAATGTTGAATTGTTGAATTTTCAATATCTAAGTATACTTGTGCAAGATCTTCTGCAGCACAATGCATTTGATTATACCAAATTATTTTATCCAAGACTAATCTCCTTTAATTTTAATAAAAATTTCCGCCATATATTACCTGACTATAAATTGCATCTTCCGAACCATAATATGTACCTTTTGACACGAGTATTACACTAGTTTTAATGCCCGCTGCTTTTGCAATGTCAATCAATTCACCTAAAGTTCCTGTTAGTTCATTCTGTAATTGACCCCAGCGAGCTTCACCATATTTGAATGTATTATATTTTAAAAAGCTTTGTGTAATCTGAACTTCTATAGTAAATCTTAAATCTTCATAACCCGTTTTTATAAAGCTAGAAAAATCAAGAGACCTATAATCTCTTATAGAGGATTTATGATATGTAACTATTACATTTGTCTTTAAGGGCAAATCAGTATTTAAATATATTGTTCTGCCTAAAAAATTATCATCAGAAGCATAGTTTGTAAATTCATGCTCAGAATCTGTTGCTAAATAAACACCAACAACATTTGCTATATCGTTGTTTACTGTAATTTCTGTAATATCGCTTGCTATCTGAAATTCATCTGTAATTAAATTATCTGTTCTCTTGGACTCATCTATAGTAATATAAGAGCTATCATCTACAACAGATTCCCAAGAATATACAATACCTTCATCAGAATTAAAATAAGAAGAATAAATTTTGTATCCTGGGAGCATATTTGTAAGAATATTTATATACAAAGGTTGACTATCTATTTCAAAATAATTATTATCACAAGATCTGTGTCTTATTATTAAGTCGTCGGCTATATAACTATGAGCAGTCCAATCTATATTAGCTCCAGAAACGGGTTGATTCTGAGTATAATTTAAAATCAATTGAACGTCAGCACCGCTAACAGGAGTCGTTAAATTTATTAATGACCCTGAACTATCATTAGTAAAAGTGCATCCCGAACAGTAATTCGTACCTGTATAAGTCGTATCTGTTATCAACCAACAATCAGGTATTGTATTTTCTAATAACCCGCTAGACGATCTAACTGTTGTATTTGAGATAGAAGATGCAATTTCTAATTGTTTTCCTGGTCTAAGTGAGCCCAACCACCATCTATCTTTTACATATTCTTCTATTCTAGCAGTTGTAGTACTATAATCGGAAGCTAAATTTATTAAATTTTGTTTTGTTACATACGGTCTATCATAAGAATCTAATATTCTTATTCTATAATCTTCATCGTTTTCATCCGAAATTCTTTTAATATCTAAAGTAAAACCATGTAAATCTAATTCATCTTCATTTGCTCTTCTTATCAAAGACGATTCTCTTACATTTTCTACTTCTTCATCTGTAATATTTAATTCATTCGCGGCAATTGTTAAAGCTGCATAAGTGTTTGTCGATGCTGCTTTATTAAAAATATTTGATAAACTATCTAATAATAAATCTCTAAAACTTTGTAATGACATTTTATCTCGTTTGTATTGTTATCGTTTTTAATCTTGCAACTTCGTTTTCACCGACGACGGTGTCACCTGATGTCGTCCCATTTATAGACATTGTATCTAATGTAATATTTTCAACACCATCTACTTGCATTATTGTATTTATTAATTCAGCTCTAATAACATCTTCGCCAGTTGCGTGATTAGTAAGCCACTGATATACTGAAGTTTCAGCATCAGATGAGACTGTCGTAGAATCGAAACCAACTTGTATATATATTGTTACAAATATTGTAATATCTTTTAGCGTTGGGGTCGTTACATTTACTGCGATACCCGCTGCTCTAGCACCCGCAACTGATGTCGAACCGACACCGTTAAGAGTACCATCTATTGCATCTTTCACTGATCTAATAATATCAGTTGTCGCACCACCCGAACCATCGTCTATAAATATTGTTACGTATCCATTGGGAGGGTCAGGCTCATATACTGTTGCATTCTGAACACCATTTACTGACAGTGCTGCAGCTTCTAAAGAATTTTTTACACTTTTAGATAGAGAGCTTAAATATAAAGGTACTCTTTCTCTTAATTGAGTATCTGTTTCTTGATCAGTGCCCCCACTTGTTTGTTCATAATTTATTACTTCGTCTACGCCCGAAGGTTTTGAGACCATATTAACTATTGTACCTATTGCTGCATTTCCAAATTTCCCCGCACCCGTTGCTTGAATAGGTGCGTCTATTGAGAGAGGTTGATAAGTTACGTAGAACGTAGTATTTTCATCGGGAGAAACTCCACTTTCTATCCAATTAATTTTTGCTTGAGTTGCATCTAAAGTTATCAACTCATAATCTACATCTTTCACAAAAGTATAGCCATCTAAATTAGAAACAGTACCCGTAACTAATGTAATGTCGTAAACTTTTCTAGAATCTAAATCGTATTGGCTATCTGTAATATAATAAATGTGAGCTTCGTTTTTGATAGAAATTTGAATAACTTTTTCTATAGTAGTTTGAAATTCGACTCCCTGAAGTAAATTTGTAGTTATAGTTTTTATTCTTGTCCCTGCGGGTATTATAATATCAGTTGAAGCAGGTTGATTTCTATAAAATGTTGCCGTACCCGAAGATCTCGTTGCATATCTTCTTTGTAAAGTAAAGTCAGCAACTCTACTGTCGAGATCAGGACCAGTTGCTTTTGCAACAAAACTTGCATCATAAACATTCTGAAGAGACGCATATAAGTCTGCTAATGCATTGCTAAATGCATAAAATAAAGAATTTAATATACTCCCGATGTTAAAATCTGTTAATGCTGAAGATACTTGTTTTGCATAACTTTTAAGATTTTGGAAGATTTTATTTTGAGATCGAAATATTATCATTAATTTTCCTTTTAAATTATTTCATCTAGCTTTGTTGAATAATCAACAGCGAAAACATCATCTTGTTGTGCGCTAACTGCATCAGATAAAGTTATCGTTTTTTGAGCAAAAGAGCAATTATCGTCTAAGACATTATTAGTCTTATCAGTATCTGAAACATACCAGATACCCGAAATATCATAAATTAAATATTTTGTTTCTAAAGTCGAACCATCAGAGGAAGTTATTCTTTCTTCAGATATTTGAGTTATTTGAACATTAGTCATAGGAATACTAATAGTTTTATAATCAACTAAAACAGTGCTGTATGCTCCGGGAAGTTCTTTCCCTAGAGTAATTTGATTTCCATCTATAGATCCCCCCGAATAATAATCTGTGCCTGTTTTATTTGGATCGGTAGATAGATAAACTCCTATGATATCATATATCGGATATTCAGTATAAACAGTTAAACTATTTGTACTTACTTGTTCTTCATTTAATATCGTATTTGTCGTATCTTTAATAGTAGAGTAAGGGTAAACTAGATTAATTGCTATAGTTGAATCTGTAGTTATTGGTGTTACTGTAATTGAAACATTTAATTGACTTATATTGTCAGAATCTTGTTCGACAGTTAAATTATCGATCGTTTTTATTCTAGGTTCTGCTTTTAATACATTACTTATTTCTGTTCTTAATCTTTCTCTTGCAAGAGCGATATTTTTCTCTCCAACAACACCATTTAAATTTATCCCGTAATCAGGATTGTAATATAAACTACCCTTTTCGGTAGTCAACGCATCTATAATAGCTTGACTTAAATTATCTAATTCAGAAACATATTGTAAGTCACCAGAAAATCCACTAACAATATCTCCGTTTTCTAATGCTATGTCAGAACCATAAATATCTACATCAATTGTCATTTAGTTCTTCCCATTACTATAAAATTAAATTCAAAAGGCAGTATACTTTGTCTTTCTACTGATTGGGGATATTTTCTAGATTTAAATGTTACTAAATAATTTTGTTTATTGTAAAGATCTCTTAAAATCATATAGTCACCCCTATTTATTCTATGAGGGTTATTATTCCAAGAAAAAAATTTCTCTATAGAATCATAAAAACTATATAGATCTCCATTGAAATCTATCAATTTTTCTTCATAACCATAAGGTAGCTCTATTGCACCAATTAAAGAAATATTTTCAGGGCCTTTCCCCCATGTATCTACATAAAAATTACCTTCAGGGTCTCCATCGTACGAAAAAGTACCTCTTGTTTGCTGTATCGTCTTTCTAGAATCTCCAGAAAAATCAAATCTTTCTATGCCAAATCCAAAATTTTTAGTTGTTAATTCATAAAAATTTATTGTGTAAGTTTTGTCTACAATTATTTTATTTCCGCCAATTTCATTAGGGTTTTTTCCGAGATAAGTTGTTTCAATTTTCGAAGTCAACTCTTCATTGTCAGTTTGAATTGGTGGGTCTACTATAATTTCATTTTTATTAGGCGTAACTTCCGATCCTCGGTAATATCTAACTATTACATACTTATAACCATTGACCCAAGTTTGAGAAGGTAATTGGTCTAACTTAACAATACAATATAAATTATTTCCCTCTTTATATGGAGGCGATATCGTAGGGTCTGCAGCTTTATTTGGTTTACCATTTAATTTTTTTGGAAATTTTACAACTGAATTGTCATAATAATCTCTAGAAGAAGCATTCTCTGTACCATTGAACGGACTCCCAACATAATCTTTAACCCAAATTACTCCACCCGTTTCTCCTAGACTTGCTCTTGGTATTTCGTATTTTGTAACGATGTGCGGCTCTTCGATGTCTGCAGCTTCATTTCCATAAGCCTTGCTTCTTACTATTGCCCATCCCTGTACGGGATCTATAAATTTTATAATATTTTCTAAAGAAGTACCATTCGCATTTGCGAAATCCATATCTCCTTTATTCACATCGTTAACTTTTAAGCTCGAAACTTTTTTTATGTTTTGCGATGGAGCAAAAGAAAGACTTTCTATACCATACTTTCCTTTATCTGAACCGAGACCTAAATTCAGCGAATTAAATAAATTTAATTCAACATCTTTAAAAGTATTTTTCTCTGCTCTAGCTTCGACTGTTGCAAAACCATTTAACGAAAATTGTAATCTGCTTAATGCAGATGGTAAATCTCCAGTTGTCTTTTCTATATATTCCAACACAAACATTGGGGGTTTTAGTTTATTTTTAGCTAATTGAGCCATTATATATACCTATCGTATTCTGAAATTTCAGATTTATTATTTGTTACTTCTAATGCAATATTATTTATTGAATTTTGAATAGAATATCTCTTATTAATGCTTTCTTCATATTGATCTCTCCAAAATTTTCTTTTAGAATTAATATAATTCGCATCTCCCTCAGCACTTATAGTATCTATATCAGCTTTAGTATCTGATAAGTCTAAATATTGATCTATACTATATTGTCTAGAATTAGCTCCGCCCCCAGATGGAGCATCGGTTAAAGTTTTTGAAAATCTTGCACCCATCCAAGTAACTCTACCCGTGGGAGGGTTAGTGTCGAACCCTATATTTGGTCCATAATTTTTTAAAGAATCCGATACATTTTGTAAGTAAATTTCATAAGTTTTATCAGCATAAGTCATTATATCAGAATCGTAATCCGCTTTATACAATTCAACTTCATTGACCCAAACATCGTTCGATAAATCTCTAGACATTGTTATCTGAACCCATTGTTTTTTCAACAAATAAATTAATTCTTGATCATTGTTGTCAGTAGATGTTACATTACTTGAGTCTTTGAATCTCTGAACGCAATCTATATCAACCCATTCATTAGTCGTTTGCTTTATCTCACTTAATATTTCAGTACCGTCTTCAAATTGAGAATCTGAAAGTTTAATACTTAAAATGTTTTGTAAAATATATTCAGGTGTCGAATTTATTCTTAATCTAGTAAAATAAATTGGTTCGCTTACTTGAATATAAATAGTTATAGGATTTAAGTTGTCTGTTTGAAATGCACTATTTATATCTGTTTGCCCGTCTATTGCTTTTTCTAATACGTTTGCATCTTTAAAGTTCCCTGAAGCAGGCGCTTGAATTGTTAAAACTTCTCTTACGACTTCTACTTCACTCTTAATTCCTTCGAGTGCTAAAGCTGAAAGCTCTCTTTTATTTATTTCAATTTCTTTTAATATTCTGTCTGAAAAAATAGAAGAATTACCACTATAATAATACCATTTTGAATCATATGGAAAATCATCTAAAAATTGCCAAGAACCTCTTGTATCGAACTCATCTTGATAATATTGTTTTTCGCTTAATAATTCATAGATACTCTCATATCCTAAATAATAATAACATGCTAATTTAGAATATAAGGAAACTTCTTTTTGTCTTTTTTCTTTGCTACTATATAAACTTTCAATTGAATCTTCTAAATCAGTATTTTCTTCAGTTTTATCTAAATTAGCCGAAGCCATGGTGCCCAAATCACCCGCATCATAAGAATACTGAGCTGATATTTTACCAGTTAAAGAACCCACTTTTATTATTTCGTTACTTACTCCTGAAATCTCCCCAGTTGCGGGTTGAGTTATCGAAAGTATCGGGTAATTCGAAACTGTTATATAATTGTCGGGAGCGCCTGTAGGGTTGTAAACTGTTACTTCTTGAGCCTCAGAATAAGTATCTTCTCCGCCAACATAATTATATTTTATTAATATTGTTTCATCGGCGTCACCTACAACTATTTCTAATAAACCATCACCATCTATATCTTCTAACGAATAAGAAATATCTACACCCGATTGTTTAACGTAAACAACACTTGTAATTTCTTGCGAAGGTTTTATATAATTCTTATATTGCCCTCCAATATAGCTTACTGTTACTTCTAATGTTTCTGTAAAATCTGTAGGGTCTGAAGTGAAATCTAACATTATATAAATTTCCCATCTTTACCTACGGAAGAAGTTATGGGCCCTAAAAAGATAGAAATACCACCATTTACTTTTAATTGATCTATCTTTGTATCTATAATCCATTCGTTTTGCATAGAAATAATACCATTTGTTATAGATTCGACATATTGAAAAAGAGGTTTAGAATAAGAGCCTTCATTCAGTAATAAATAGCTTTTTAATTGTTGTAAGGCTTCATCTTTTAAATCTTTTTTATTTAATTTTATTGAAATGTTCCCACTTAATGTCTCGAGAGAGCCGATACCATTAGAAAAAGAACCTACTGTTGAAGAGGGCGGAGCTTGGCAACTACAAAAACCATTAATTACCTTAATATTATTAATTTGAAGTTCTGAAAGCCAATTATTATATATTTTCGAAAAAGCGTTAGATATAGATATAATAAGAGACAACAAATATTTATCCAAATTAACAATTCTTTTACCCGGAAGAAAAGAACTAATTTTATCAATAATCGTATTATTATTTATTCTTCCGCTAATACACCCAATATTCGCGACACCTGTTGCAAAAGAAGTTAAAGGCCCTAATGCTGAACAAGTTCCCCCACTGACGAATACGTTGTTTATTCTTACATCATTTTGCCATTCATTGTGACCATAAGAAACGCCTTTAGATATTGCTTCTATTGCTTCTTTATTTTGTTTGCTGAAATCACCCTCTTGCAATGTTAGTCGAGATTTTTTATTAATCTCTTCTTTAATATAGTCTGAAAGTTTTTTACTCGTCCATTTCATTTTACTAATTCTTTCTCTGTCCAAATTGAGAAAACTATTCCATTCTTGTCACAATATTTTTGAGTAGCTTCAATTTTTAATTTAGTCCTTATATCTTTATCTAATTTCCATTGAGGTTTACACTCAATAATTTGTTTTTTTCCATCTTTATATTCTACTAAAATATCTGGAACAGTATTTCTTTGTTGTCCGTTTTCATCAATA